AGAACCAGAACCAGAACCAGAACCAGAACCAGAAATGAGACCAGATTATAAAACAGAAAGTGAATTATATGGAGATATTAAAAGAACAGATTTTAAAAGAAAAGGAGGCGAGAGCATGTACGAACCTCCATTACCAACATCAGTTGTTTCGGAAACAAAATATGTTGGAAAACCCGTGATGAGAAAAGACACAACTTATGGAGATGTGATTAGTTATGAAATAAAAGAAAGAAAGAATGGAGAAAGTAGATATGAACCTCCATTGCCAACGAGTATGTTAGAAATTAAATCAACTAAAGGGAAACATTCAACAGAGAAACCAGTTGCACTGATGGAATGGATTTTAAAATATTATTCTAAAGAAGGCGATGTGGTTTTAGATCCAACCATGGGGTCTGGGTCAACTGGCGTGAGTTGTAAAAATATGAATAGGAACTTCATCGGAATAGAGAAAGACCCAGAAATATATGAAGTCGCTGTTAATAGAATCGAAGAATAAAATAGAAAAAATTATTATTTTAAATTAAAATATTTATTATATTTATAAATATAAATGGATGAAACAATATTAACTGCTAAATATGATTCAGCGAAAATTGGTGAAGTAGATGATAATGGTTTAGTAATTTATGAACCAAAAGATTTATCAGAACATATGGAATGGATTAGTTTAAAAAGACGAATAGAGAAATTAAATAATTATGAAGTTAAATTATTATTTGAGATAATGGATAGAGGTGCGACAAGAGACCAAGCGATGAAAACATTAAAACAAATAAGAGAAATGGCAGTTGAACCAATTAAGGTATTAAATGAATTAACAAAAGTGTCCGGGGTAGAAGAAGAAAAAAAAGAAGAATTAAAGAGTGATGATTAAATATATTATTTATTTAAGTTTTACCCCGGACACTTTTTTTCTCCATAATAAATATTAAATGAAAAGAGAAGAGGTTTTAAAAATTGGAGAAAATATTTCTAAAGTACTTCAGAGTAATTCACGAGAAGATTTAGTAAAAGATTTGGCGAGACTTATATATGAATTAGAAAGCATAAAAGAAGAAATAAATAATTTTATTAAAAGTGAAATAGAAAGTGAATCTGATGAATCGGAGGATGAAGTATCGATTGATGATGAAGACTTAGTTATTAAAGTGGAGAAAGGTTTTCATTCAATAAAATAATAATAGATAAATATATTTCTTCATCATTAATTTCATAATCAGTTTCTTCTCTATCAAAATAAAAATAACTATATTCTACTATCCCTTGAAACTCATGCATAACTGAATTAAATAATTTTTTATTTTTTATTATTTCTTTATCTTCTTTTTCACGATCATAATTGATCTTGAATATTTTAGATTTAATTTCACTAGGTAGATTCTCAAAATTCATTATATATATTAAATATATTTTATTTTTAATAATTAATCTAATATTATTCATTAAAAAACATTAAAAAACGGTTAATTTATCATAATAATCTTAGTTTTTACCTATTTAGACACTTAAAGAAACATTAATTTTAAAATTAATTCTTTAAATACCCTAAAAAAGACCATAAAACCAGATTAATCCATATTTTTTATTAATAACTATAATAATTATAGATTAATTCTATCTAATTTAGTTAAATTATCTTGACTAATGTGAATGCATGTGTTTTCTTCGATTCGTCCTCTATCTCTTCGCCCACTAATTTCTTCTGTATATTCAGAAGATCCATGCTCCCAATAATAAACTCCATCTAAACATCTCCAAAGATAAAAGATATGAATCCCCGGCATCGATGCTTTTAATTCTTCACCCTTAAGAAACTTATTCTTTCCAAAGAATAAAGAATGATATTGATTATGATTAATTCTTCTTGTTTTTAATTCTATAAAACATTTATCATTATATTTATCAAACTCATAATATTTACCATATTCAATATTATCTTTGGTTCTCTTTAATGTACCAAAATAATTCTCAAGATATGAATGTATTTCTTCTTCACTTCTAAATCCTAATCTTAAATCTAATTCTTTCTGATTCATTTTTATTATATGAATAGAAAAAAAAATAATTAATTAAACTTAATATCAATCAAATAAAACAATAAACTTCCCTTTCCTCATCTTAAAATTATAAAAATTATTTCTTTTAATTTTCTTTTTATAATCCAGTTCAACTTGAATATGGTTCGGTACGACTGGATTTATATGTTCGATTCTATTTAAATCTTCATTATATAATTTACATGCACGGCGGACAGAAGGTATAAATCCATAAGGTGAAATAAAAATAACATCATTATAAAGTTCTTGTCTGTTCTTATAATCTGTGATCTCAAAATTATAACCACTCTTTCCATATTGAATTATCTTCTTGCATTTTAGCATGACTTTGGTTTTCTCATCAATTGATATTTTCTCTTTATGATTTGGTTTAGATAAATATTCTATGAGTTCAGTTAAATCTTTAATATTAAATGAGTTCTTCTTAATGATTAATTTATTCTGAATTAATTCTGTTATTTCTTTAATAATTTCTCTTTTATTTTTATTTCTATCAAATGAAATATGCATCGATTCAAATAGTTCAATTAGGTTTTTTTTAGAATGTGATTTATGAATCATTATTTTTATATTATTTATAATATTTTTTTTTTATTATTTAATACTATAAAGCGAATGCCCTACAAAACTGGTAAATTAAAAGGTGAATTAACTAATGCTGAAATTAAGAAACTCATTAGAGGTCATAACAAATTAGTTGAAATTAAAATCCCCACCGGTGCGACAAGAGAAACATTATTAAAATTGGTGAGTAGTAATGGATATAAATTGGATCATAAGAAACAAGCGTTAGTACCGAAAGTCGCAATGAAAAGAAAACCAAAGGTTACATTACCAAGAGCGAGACACTTAACAAAACCAAAACCAGTTTCTCCAACGACTAAAGCGCGGAGACATAAGGCGAAACAAAAGAAGGCGGTTGAAAGCGCCGTCAAGATTAAAAAGATTATTAAAATTAAAGAGAAGGGAGACAAGGATGATAAAAAAAGGGTATTAGATAAAGGCGAGGTTCAAGCGAGATGGAGTACCATTCAAGCGGATTATGATATTGACGCTGGCGATAAAAATAAAGTAGATAATATTGTCGCTCAAAATGATAGAATCGTAAAGTTTAAAGTCGCTGATGGTAGATACCTTAAAATTAAATATGGAGATAAAGTCCATCTTCAGATAGACATCACAAAGAAATAAATATTATTCTTCTTGTTTTTCTTTAACATATGTATCAAGTGCCACTTCTTTTGAATGACCCATTATTTTATTATCTTTTTCTAATTCTTTTTTCATTTCACCATATTTACTTGATAAATATATTTTCCTTAACATCGTTGTTGATATGGATTTATTCATATATTTCTTAGTTGTTTTAATTAATAACTGACTTAAAGCATTTCGTGTTAATGGTTTTCCCGTTGATGATTTAAATAAAACTCCCATGCCATTAACTTTAATATAATATCTTAATAATTTCTTCAAATCACTAGGTATATCGATTCTTAATTCTTCATATTTTTTTGATGTTTTATATTTATTCAAAACAAAAAACATATTATTTTTCTCCAGTACCAAATAATTTTTGGATTTCTTTTGATCTTCGGATAGTTTGTTATACGCCCTTTTTGTGATTGTCTCCATACCAGATACATCATTTCTCAAAGGGATTCTGGTATATATATTGAATAATAAATAATTCTGTAATAACGCTTTTTCTTTTTTACTTATATTATCTTTTTTCTTTTTTAGATTTAATGATTTAATTTCTTTTCCCATGGTGTCTATCATTTTATTTACTTCACTTATATCCACAAAATTATTCTTCTGTTTATCGCTGATAATACCGCTCGCTTGATCTTCACTATATTTATCATTTAATTCATCTCTCATTTTTCCATAATCTTCTAATAATTTTTCATAATCTTTATCATCTTTTTTTAAGGCGTTTAATAATACAATTATTGCATTATAATGATTTCTCTGTGATGTATGATGTAAATAAGAAATCTTTTCTTTCACTTCCATGGGGTCATTTAAAAAATTAAAATCTTTAGAATCGAATATAGTTTTTAATTTATTCAGATTCGTTAAATATTGTTTAATTGTATTATCTTTTAAATTAGGTCTATTTTCTTTAATTTTATCTTCTGGATTTTCTGTATCAATTTTCATATTTATATTATAATTATAGATTATAATTTTTGGATTTATTTTTATTTTTTTTTTTTATTATATGATGGAGTTCTGAAACACCATATAACACAACTAAAACAACCACAATTTAAAAGCATATATATTTATTTATTATAAAAAAATTAATTACTGAAAGTAACAGTCAAATCTACCATCCTTAATAACGGCGGTCTTCTTAAGCGCCAACCAGACCCACAGCGTCTTCGGGGTCGCGGTCATATGTCTAAACTTCAATTCTAAACCTTGATTATTAACCCTCTCGCCTCTCATTAATTTAATGGAGTTCCAGAAGAAATTACTTCTGAAAGAAGTGCCTTCTACACGACCCTCTATACGAGAAGCGGTTACAACATTAATCGCTTCATTGCCGTAGAATTGTTTTGATAGTTGAGGCGGTAGTCCGCCCTCCGCCTTCGCCGTGGTATCAAAAATGACCGCCAAATTATCACGGTCAACAGAAAACTCATAACGGTCATTATAATAAAGATTCACACTACATTCAACATCTTTCGCAGCGCCGGGAGTTAAAGGGGGCGCGGTACTCCCATAACAATTAACAAGTAAATTATCATCCGTTGCTCCACCAAGACCCGTGTTTAATCCATAGATAATCTTATCTACCATGCGACCCGCTCCACCTAGATTCTGGGTGAGACCCGCTTGAAGTTGTGCAGCAGTGCAGACACGAGTGTTAAGGCGATAATCCACATAATCAAGGACTATCCCGCCTTTCTTCTGTTGTTTCAGTCTATATCTCTCCATCGTATCTCCGTCATAATAAATAGTATCATATATCATTCTACATTCTTCTTGGACGATATTATAAACTTGATTACTCGCGTCTCCATCTTGGACTGAAACACGGTTTCGCGTGGTGTCCGTAAAATGAAGTTCTATATGGACTTCTTCATCACACATATAAAGCGGGAGGTCATATCCAGTAAATATATCAAATAAATCAGCGAGAAAAATGGAGAAGACCGGGGTTTCATCACGGCGCGACTGATTCGTCCCATCGATCAAAGCGAAGGGTTGTATTTTTCTTGAGGTGGGCGCGCCCGCCACGATTTCATCCTCCATCCCCGTGCGTACTCCATAATGAGGCGCGTTCGTGTCTGGATTACCAGCGGTGGATAAGGTTACATATTCACCATTAAAATTAATCATGCGTCCAGTCACATATTGCTCGCGGTCATAATTATTTTCATTCGTGATGAATTGTGAGCGATATGCTTGCAAGAAGTTAAATGAATCAGTCTCCGCGATTGTTTTTTGACCCGCCTTTAAAACACAACGATCCACGAGAGAATTAACACCAATATTTAATGGAAAGAAACCTCCATCATTTACTACACCAGCAGCGGGATTCACCGCAAATGAAATCTTGGACTGATGAGAAAGAAAACCTTTCTTCTGAAGAGTGAATCGACAGAAATTTTGAGAGAAAACCACCGGTTCAAGAATATCAGTTTCAACTCTCATTTCATAATTAGAAGGTAGCGTGGATGGTAATTCTAATTCTGGCACATCCATAAAATCATCATCAGCATCAACATATTCTCCCTTATCAACAATTACATCTTGGTCTTTAGAATCCATTATTTATATAATTAAAAATATAAATAATTCTTTAAAAATAAAAATGAAAAAAATAAAAATAATAGAAAAAATTAGAGTAAAACATCAACATTATCACCCTTAATAACAATTCTTCGGATATGGAAGACGAAACACATAAGTAATTTATTCTTGACTGGTAAATTGGTTTCATTATATGATAATTGTAACTGATTAGTTCTATTGCGAAGGTCAGCGACACCATCCGCCAGCGCGTAGGCGCGACCAATAACGAAATTACGGTTAAAGTCGTGGAAAGACCTCGGGACAATATGTGCTTGATTCAGTGCCTTATCTAATTCAGTCATCGCTTGAGCGGAGACACCACGACCAAGATTAATTTTCTTTACAGAAACCGGGCGCGATGGTTCTAATTTATCCGAAATATTAAATTGATAATCAGTTAAGAAGTCTATGCATCCAGTATAACCACTTCTATTGGACTGAAGTATCGTATCCATAATAAGATTACCAGCGCCAACAACTGCTGCCTCCTCTACATAAGTCGTGAGACCGGCAATCGATTGCGCGGAGTTATAGACAGAAGCGTCCGTTGGTAAGACCAACATAGATTTCGCCCTCGTATTAGAAAGAGGGAGATTCACGGTCGCTTGACGATTAGAGGCGAGAAGAGAATGTTTATAATTCGTGCATGATAAAATATCCAACTCCATTGCTCCACCATCTCTCATATTAGACATCATCTCCTTGCGCTGTTTATCTCCTAATTCTAAAGTTTCAACCACTAATTCAACATCACTTATGGTATATGTCGCGTCATAACTGGTGAGCGCTGGATGATTAGATGGAGCGCCCGTCTCTTGGTCTATCGCTGCAGAATATAAAACATAAGTAGTATCAATATCGGCGGGAGCGCCGGCAGCATTGTCGTAGTCTTGATCGAACTGAATCCTAATCTTCGCTTGAGTACCAACTGGTGGCGCGGGGTCAAGTCTAATGTCCGCGATACGAGGGAAACGGAAAGTACCACCAGCGTTTTCTTGAATGTGGGCGACTATCCCTTGATTATCTCTCTGGCATAAATTAAGTGCTTCTCCAACGACCAGAGGGAAATTACCAGTTTCAATTAGGTTATTATCAATCATACAGAAGATTTCACCCGTTTTAGCGCCCTTAACCCATGGGTCACCACCCACTTTATTAGTAACTCCGTGAAAACTTGGGTTTTGTGGTGTCCTTCTAAATCGATTCACCGAGTCTAATTGTTTAATGACCTTGGCGCTCTCTTCTAGGTCAACTTCTATCCGAAGACCATTTTGAAATAAAAAGTTTGGAAATGCTTGAATAGAATCCGCGAAAATACCCGTGTGAAGAGGGAGACAACACTTGCAGTCAAGGAAATCATCAGCGACCCATGGGACATTTAAGATAGGGTCAGTCTTCGCTTTATAATATGGATTATATTTAGTATTAATTAAATTAGATTTACTTGACCCTCGTGTGCCTCTATTATCTGGCGTGTGAGTTAAAGCGCCTTCTCTCATCGCTCTCATATTTCTTAAACTTTCATCACTATCATAAGAATACTGGATACCAACCTTGGCGTTATAATCTGAAATCTCCTCTAATAATTTACCAGATCCTCCATTTTCATATATACGAATATTTTTAATAAGGGATTGACCGCCAAGAGTAGAATCTAATTGAAGGCGAGTTGGTAGAGTACCGGCAGCAGTTGGAAGTGCCAGTTTAACATTAAACTTCAAATAACTATTTCTGCCGTCAATTAATTCTGTCGTTGACGGGACTTCAAATTCTACGCGCTGACCTCCAGAATAAGATAGTCCATTTTTGGAAGTAATAGCATGGGATGTTTGTTTCACGGCGGGTCTCTCATCATTTCTCCAATAAGACATTATTTATATTAATATAAATATATTATTAAATTAATTAAAAAAAATTAAAAAAATATATAAACTTAATAAATGGAAGTGCAATCTGTATTAATTGATAAAAAATATTTATCAAGAAAGAAAGCGGAAGAATGGATTAAAAAAAATAATTATAAATTAAAAAAGATTGATATAACTGATAATTTATATCGCTTTAGACAATTAGATCCAAAATTATTTAATCAGAAATCATTTAGAATCAAAGTTATTAAAGAAACAAAAAAAGGGCGCATGGTAATGTTGGTTGTTGGAAATAGAAAGAAGAAATCAAAATAATCGCCAACCTTCTTGTAATTTCTTTTTTTCAAGTAATTCTTTTTGTTTATTCTTTTCATCTTTAATTTGTTGTTTTTTAATATGATCTTTAATATAAATTAAATCCCCTCTTATTTCTGTGATATATTTAGATATTTTATCCATATCCGTAACTATATAATGAAGTTGAGTTTTCACTATATCAATAGGTTTTCTCGATTCATCCATATTCTAATTCTATTTATATTTTAATTTTTTTTTAAAATAAAAAAGAAATATTTAATATATTAATTATGAGTGCAACTGGTGGAGAAACTCAACATGGGAGATTACAAGATTTCACAATAGACCAATTCGCGGGCGCTTTCGCTTTATCCCTTGGCGCTATTGGTACATTATTATTAGTTATATGGCAATCGCGCTGTTTATGTAAATGTCGGTTGGGGTTAAGTGATAAATGTTATTTATTTGATTGTGAAAGAGCGCCACCTCCTATAACAGAATCTGAAAAACCAGATGAAGAAAATAATATAGAAGAAGAAGAAAAAGAAAATATTATACCAAAACAAACAATCTCAAGAACTGAATCGAAAGAAAAAGAACCAGAACCAGAACCAGAACCAATATTAAAACCTTAATATTACTTTTATAAAAATAATTTTAAAAAAAAGTGTCCGGGGTAAATCCCAGAAATCATAAAAGAAATTAACTATATATAATGATGATTATTTTGGTTATTTTACCCCGGACACTTTATTCTTAATTAATTGATTTCTTGAATATTTAACATTCTCATCTTTTTCATACCAATATCCATTACCATAACCATAATATAATTCTTCTCCCGCTTCTATATTTCTTAATGAAACAACATCTAAACCGTGAATCGTGCAATTATTTAATGATTTTTTATAAACTTTATTTACTTTATATCCTTTATCATTCATAAAATTACCAACGTACATTTTATTCTCTTTAAAACCTTCTTTCGCAATTATACAGAATGGATAAAGATTAAAATTATAATCACCATATTTAATTTCTTTTAATTCTTCTTCTGAATATTTTTCTTTTGAAACTTCTTCTCCATTTTCAAAATATAAATCAGTCTCTGGTGCTTGGATTATATCGCATGGATAATAACAAATTATCGATTCTTTTGGTATTTTTGTTTTGGTGAATAAACCTAATCCAGACCCTTTAATTAATGATTCTTTAACTTCTAAATTATATTTTTCTAAATCTATTGATTTTATATTCATATTTTTTTGATGATCCATTAAATATTTAAACTTCTGCTCATCAATTGGAATCGATGTTTCTTTATTCATTTTATATTATATATAATATTTTATTTTTTTTAATTAACCACTTCAACGCCATCTTTACTCCATGCCAGCGTTGTCTTATGTTTAACAAATAAGAAAGCGGAGATAGGGTTACCGTCAGTAAGTCCCGTCTGCATCTGGAGAGTGAATGCCTCTGTCTTAAAATTAACGCCATCGCTATTAAGCGCGTCATATAAAACACCGACTCCATAAGTCGCGCCACCCTCGGGGATAATACCATAAGAAACCGCGTCAGAGGTGAAAGTGCGATTAGTATTAACTGGCGTAATATTAGTCCGGTGATGTTTATCAGAAGGGATGAGGGCGTTAGAGAAATATTTAATGATTTGAGGGTCAACGACGCGGGATAGACTGTTATTCGTATCTTTAACATTTGTATCAACCACGAAATGATAAGGGAAACGCTCTCCACCTTTAAGATATGCGACATCAAGGACATTAGCAAGCGAATCATCTTCTTTCGTGGGAAGATATGTTAAATAACCATTCTGAGTTTTATTATTAATGAAAGCGCTTGGAGTAAATGTGGTGAAAGCAGAAATAACCCTAGATAAACCAAGATGAAAATTAACAATAGAGTTGGACGCTTCAAGAGTAGTCATAAATGATGAAATAGAATTAAACTCAAAAACACCAGTTGTCTCTCTCATTAATCTTGATAATTCATCGGGAGGCGGGACATAGACTTCACATAAAATCTTAACATCTTGAAACTCATAGAAACAATTTTCAAGACCCGCTATAAGACCATTCGCTGAAAAGAAAAACTGCGAATCTGGGGCAAGTTGAATATCACAATCTAAACCTCCAAATGCCTCTGGCATGAGATTAAGGTTTTCACCTCCAAGAGTTAATCCAGAAAATAAGGGACAACAAAATTCAGTGCCTTTCGTTGTGCAGCGAATAATACTATCACGAAACCCATTGAATGATGGATGAATTAAAGCGCTTTCACTCCGAGACCCATATGAATCTTGAAGCGACCCTAGGACGGGTAAATAACTCGCCATAAAATTACCATAATGACGGATCGATTCACAGACTTGCTTTGTCCTTGATGAGCGCCAAGTTAGTTGACTCATAGTCCCATATACACCTAATTTTTCACTCCCCATAAGATTAGGCGCTGCAGCACCAGAAGGGGGAATAGTACCATCAGCGTCACTCCAAACGTGGAGGCGACCAGCGAGACGAATAGAATCGGGTTTCAGAATAGCGTTTTGAGACCCGATAGTAAATGAAATAACGGGAATACCTCCCTTATGAGAGATTTTACCAGAAGCGGGGACATTATTCGGACGGATTTCTAAATAACGTACGGACATTTTATATATCTATTAATATTAAAAAAATATTAATTAAATAAAAAAAATAAAAGAATAGAAAAATATTTAAGTTACAGTTCGTGTTAATACTTGATCCGCAATCGATTGCACGCCAACAGATGGAGTTAATCTGGTCGCTGTTTCTTGTTGTTTTTTAAGGTCTTCGCTTTTTGTATGATTATCAATAAGGTCTCCAATATCTCCAATCACATCTCCAATACCACTTATCACCACTCCACCTAATTCTAATTCTGGCGCTAAAGCGGGGACTAACATGCCAGCGGTCTCCAGCGCTCCACCAACGACATTGCCAAGATTCTCCGTCTTCTGCTCCCAGTTATTACCCGCTATACCGCCCTCTTTAACATCTTCATAAAGGTCAACTCCCGCCGTCCCTATAATCGCTGCTTTTGTACCAAATTTACTTATTTTATCCGCGGTTTCTTCACTTAATCCAAGCGCCCTAGAAACTAAACCTCTCGATTCTTCTGCTTCTCCCAATGGACTGGATTGAAAATCTCCATCTTTAACTTCTTGAAGTTCTATTGGCGCTCTTTCTCCCTCAGTCAAAGGTGGCGTTCTATTTATCTTCTTCGCGTATGAATTAATTTTTTCATTAAACTCGCGCCCTTTTTCACCTAATCCCGCTATATCAGAAGCGATATTAATTGTATTAGATAATTCAGTTGTCTTAAGAGCATTATTAAGTTGTTCTGATAGTTGATTCTTGGCGCTTCTCTCCGCCTCTATACCACGAAGTCCAGCAAAAGAATAACTATTCGCCCAATTTACAGCATCTCCCATGTTATTTATAAATAATAATTATATTAAAATTATATTTTAAAAATTATTTAATTTTATCATTATCTAAAATATTATAAGGGAAATCTAAATCTTTGCAATATGTCTCCCAAGATCGAACACACGAATCTAAAGAAGGACAATAATTATATCCACAAGATAAACAACATCCATATTCATCTTCATGCACCGCTAAACCGTCTAATAAAATATCAACAGATTTTTTACCATCCATAATAGGGACAGCGAAGACCTTACCTAAATTATAACAGAAATAATTATATAACATAATCCCTCCAGATATTTTAAAAGCATTCATCATTTATATTATCTTAAATATAATAATTTAAATTAATCTTTCTTCAAAGTTTTTAAAAAGTTGAGCGGGATTCTCTGATAATTTTAAATATAAGAAATTATATTTATCTTTCATAACATCGTCATAATGTTTAGTGAATATTTCATCCCCATAGAATTGCCCATATTCTTCTAAAATCTTTTCTAATTCTTTTTTTGATTGTTGTTTCATAATCACCACATCAGTCGCATTGCCTCTTATTAAACCACTAATGGCGCGAAATGATTGTGTCGTAAAACATAACATGCCTATACCGAAGTGGCGAAACTTCGTCGCGAGAAATGATACTTTATTTGTTTTTTTAAAATCTTTTGTTAATATATCATCCAGAAAAATTGCGATGGTTTTTCTACAATTTTCGTCGTACTGTTGTTGTTTATGTATTATATCATCTATCATAGAATCTTCATAATGGTCTTCACATTCAAAATATTTCTTTAATATTTTACCTTTAGGGTCAGCGTTTAAGGTATTTGATATGATATGGATTTCATCAAATCGGTTCTGGTACATCTCTGGGGAAAGCGTCAAATTACATAATAAATTACTTTTACCTTGTTTAACTGATCCAACGATTAAAAGAAGCGATGGAATGGCGGGGAGATGAGGGTGAAGGTCTTTAAACTTTTCATTAGGTTCTGGGTCTTTCACTTTATAAACTTTTGGAGGTTTCTTATCCATTATATTTATTATATATAAATAAAGATATTATTCTGAAATATTTATTTTATTAGAAACCACCGGTTGCGAAATTAGAGAAATTATTTTGAGGGTTCATCGCTCTCATTAATTTATTTCTCATTTTTCTTTTTCTTTCAAGTTCATCTTGATTAACTTTCTTTTCTTTCTTTCTTTCTTTTCTTAATGATTCATATTTCATAATCGCTTGAAGTTGTGCTTCTTCAAGGTCTTTTTTAGTTAAGGATGATGGTGGCGCGGGGAGAGGTACTGGCGCGGGGGCGGGTGCGGGGGCGGGTGGTTGAGCGGGAGGTGGAGCGCCCATCGATTGCACGGGATTAGAAAGGACTTCATTTTTTAGTTGTTTTAAGTCTTTTTCTTTTTTTAATTTATGGAGTTGTTTAGTTTCATTATCTATTTCTTTTAATCTTTTCTTCTCAAGGGCATTCGCCTTTCTAACCGCCATCGCCTTTTCTCTCGCTTTCTTTAATTTCTCTTTATGTTCTTCGCTCATGGGTTTTCTTGGTTTCTTTTCTTTCTTTGGTTTCTTTGGTATATCTTCAAATATAGTTTCTTCTTCTATATGTTTATCTTCGCTCATGCCGTGCATGGAGGGGTTAATATCCACGGTTTGATCGATGGGTTCTGATTCTTCATCATAAATAAAATTAGGTTCTTGTTCTTTCGTTTCTTCATTAACAGTTTCATTTTCTTCTGGTTTAAAATCAAGTTTCACTTTCGGTATAAAATCCATCTTTATATTAATCTAATATATTTTAATATTCTAATTAAATTATTAAAAATTATTAAAGTTTTCTAAATTATCTATAAAATTAAATATTTTATGAATTAATCAAAAGTGTCCGGGGTAAATGTGCCAAAAAAGTCATATCAACCACCCCCGGTGAGGTTGCATGAAAACACATATTTACCCCGGACACTTTTAGTATCGAACATTAAGTTTAAGAATCTGATAATTAAGTTTAATTCTCTAAAATTATTTTCTAATTAATATTATAAAATGATAGAAAAAAAAGGATTTAAAAGAATATTAAGTACAACAAATAAAATGAGTGATATGAATATAATGGATAATAAAATAACATTTAATTTTCGCGACTTACCAACTTTCTCTAAAAGTTTAAAGTCCAGTCTATTTATAAGCGAAGAAAAACATTTACCAAATCTAATGATACCAGAAGAAAGAAACACTAATTATGAATGGATAGAATATGAAACTAAAGTTAAACCTTATTATGATATAGATGGATTTTATGAATCGAATGAAGAATATGAAAAGAAAAAATTAGAAGTAGTTAATAAAGCGAAGGAAGGATTAAAAAAATTATATCCAAAAGGGAAATTATCTATTTCTTCAAGTTGTGGAAATAAAGTAAATATTAAGACAAAAAATAAATTAAAAATCAAAACTAAAGGTTTCGCGATTTCATATCATTTCATCGTTAATGGTTATGAAACAACACCAGAAGAATTAGAAAAGTTTAATGAAACAAATAAAGTGGAGGATTTTATAGAAGGTTATGATAAATCTGTTTATTCTAACGGACAAAACTTCAGACTCTTATATTCATATAAACCAAATGATGATCGTCAGAAAGTACCGGTGACTCAAAAGAAAAATCCATATTCTCATATTATTCAATCAAATAAATTAACTAATTTTGAAATAAATAAATTACCACAGACAGTTTCTCCAAGTGTAACACCGCCTCAATCTCCATGCAACTCAGAAGAAGAAGATAATGAAGAATTAATACCATTTCAACCAGAAATAATTTTACCAAAGAAAATAGAAATCAAAGAATTAGAAAATATGATGGATGTTATTTCTGGCATCGATGAATTATATGAATATGAAAATTGGATCAAAATAGGCATGGCGATTCATAATATTACTGATGGAAACGAAGAAGGGAAAGAAATATTTATTAAGTTTAGTGATAATGATGAAGACGAGGCGGATTTAGAAAACATCCAAAGTAATTGGATATACTGGTCTAAAACTAAACATAAACAAAAAAATAAAATTGGTTATACATTCATTAAAAAATTATATGAAAAGCATAGACCAGTAAAAGACCAGACATTAAAATCAGTTTTTATGAAAAACATAGATGAAGATAAACCCTTTGAAATAAAAGTATCGATTGAGAAGATGTTAGAGTTTTTAAACACGAAATTAATATTCGTAAAGTCAACTGGTGATTTCATTATTTTAGATAATAAATTATCAACGAAAGAAGATGGTGAAGTCATGCAGAAAGATACTTGGTGGTTAAAAACAACTAATAAAGTTAAAGACCATTTTTCTAAAGAAAACTTTATTTATTTTTATGAAAAAGATGGAAATAAAGAATCGAAAAATATTAATCCATTTAAATTATGGATGGACTGGATCGATAGGAGAGAAGTGAGTGAAATCGGATTTGACCCTAGAAATAAATGTAATGATATATTTAATTTATGGAATGGATTTGCTATTAGTAAAGAAGAAGCGGACGCTTCGCATGAAGATGACGCTTTACCTATTTTAAATCATATCAAAGAATTATGGTGCAAGGATGATGAAGAAACTTATAATTATATTCTAAATCTATTTTCTCATTATATCCAGAAACCTCATATTAAAACGGGAGTACTATTAGCGTTAAAATCTAAACAAGGTGGAGGAAAGGGTATTATTCTAAATAAACTTCATAAAATTATAGGAGACGACCATTATATTCAGAATAGTAACGCTGAATATTTATTTGGTAATTTCAACGGACAATTAGAAGGAAAAATCGTCTGTAATTTAGATGAAGCGTTATGGGGTGGTGATAAGAAAAAAGAAGGAATGATGAAAAATAAAATCACAGAATCTTCACAACAAATCAATAAAAAAAATAAAGAAATATATTCAGTTGATGATTATGTGAATTATATTATCACCACAAATAATGAATGGTTCGCTGGTGTAACTGAAGATGATAGAAGACATTATTGTTTAGAATTAGATAATAAATTATCTGGTAGAATGACTGAAGAAACTATTAGTGAAGTCCAACCAGTTATAGACGCGCCAGCGTCCGCCTTCGCTAAGGTTTTATATAATCGTGATATTAGTGATTTTAAACCACGAGTTTTTAAGAAAACCGCCTTATTACAGAATCAAGTTGAAATGGGTTGGACTTCTGTTAAAAGATGGTATAATTCAGTCATGCGAGATGGAGGTTTCACTTATAATCATAAAGGAAATCAATTATTTATTGAATGGAATGATATTCTAAAAGACCCGGAATATGGTGAAATGGTTGGAGGTATTAAGGTTAAAAATAAAAAAACCAAAGATAAACAAACCGCCTACTGCAAGGATTGGTTTTTTGAGTGTTATAATCAAGCGCCTAGTGATAATAAAAAGTTTTCTAAAGAATCATTCTACAGAGACCTTAAAAAAAATTGTATTAGAGAAGATGAAAAATTATTACAAGATAAAAAATTACAGATTAAAAAACAAAGAAAACCTTATCTATTTCTCCCATCGATTGAGGACGCACGGAGAGAATGGTATAATCATCAAGAATACGAATATGATTATGATAAAGATGAAGATGATGACTGGGTCGTTGATTGTGGATATTCTTCGGATGAAGACGATGAATAAATATATTTATAATTTTATTTTTTTTTTAAGTGGGACTTGTCTATTTTATACGCTTTTGATTTTGGATTAATAGAAGCATAGACACGCGCCATGCCCCACTGCTCTTTACTTTTAACTTGTGGTCTTACTGATTTAGGATTAGTTTTATAAGCGCCAACACCTTTATTAAAAATAGTTTTTAACCCTCTTAATTCATATCCCGTTTTTTCTGATATTTCTTTTAATGAATGAGATTCATTAGAAGGGAAACCATATTTTTTATTAAACTTTTGTTTATAAGTTAATACCATTTATTTAATATTTAGATTTTTTTTTATTATTCTTTTTTATTTTGTTTTTTCTATCAATAGTATAATTTTCAAAGATTTTTTGTGGTGGAGGTGGAGGGTCTTTTTTATTTGTATTAGATAGATCCACCGACACTTTACCCGTTAATTTTTTCTTTAATCGTTTTTCTTTCTTTTGGTACATTTATTATAGAAATATATAATAATTTTTTTATATTTATTTTTAAAATAAATAATATAATATAATATATAAAATGTCTCTAATAATTACCTCTAATGTGAATCTAAAAGATAGACCCGTTATGAGTGATATTCATAAAGCGTATTCTTATTCTAATAGATTAAAAGATACCATTAAAATTGAGAAGGATAGTGAAATCGCCGTGCAATCAGTTAAAATTAATAAGAATGGTTTATATTCATTAAATAGGTTTAATTCAAAATTCGGATTATATTTTGGGCGACCATTAAGCGCCTTAGTCAGCAGAATACAGACGGGAAGTCAAGCGGTCATGGGAGAAGTCGTCCAGACTTCTTCATTTGAAGAAGCGAACACAGATGATTTGGCGGTTTTATTAACTCAAGCGATGGCGAATCAAATATGCCATCCACATTATTTAACACAAGTATCCAACACATATGATCCACCCAATGCATCAATCCAAGTCACTCCGTTTCTTGGCGCGGGTGGTGAGTTTCAAGGTTATAATTATGTTTTCACTCAGAATGCTGCGATTTCTAATGTGTTACCTAATTTTGAAGGAGACGCAACTGGATTTTTAGAAAATGATACTAATGGAGATAAAAGATGGACTTATGACCCGGGGACAAATCGATTCACATCAACCAACCCGGATAATCAAGCAAATTATGGTGGCGCGGGGGTCTGGTTAAATGATTATCCGTTGGCGCTCAATACAAGAGATCCAGCGACAGCGCTTTCATTTACATGCGATTTTTCTAATTGTAATTCTCAATCTGGATTCTGTATAGGAATGGGTCGCCATAATGATTTAATTTATAATGAAACAGACGGGTCGTGGGAGGCGTACGCGCCTCCATACTTTGATAATTTCTATAATGGGTCAGTCCATTTTGGAGCGAGAGACCGTGCATGGTCTCATCCAAATCAACATTACGATTATGTCGTCTGTCGCATTGGTAATTCTCTTCGTGTTTTTCATTCAGTAATTAAATCAAACAGAGAACCCATCGATCATGGGTCGCCTTGGAATGTGGTTATGAAAGAAATCAGATATTGGGAGGTCGCCGGGTCGCCCCTTGCTGGAGCGGGCGCTTATGATTTAAGTACGAATCTTTCTAATTATTCACAAATTGGATGGTCTATTGATAATACGGCGGTTGAACCGTGGATTTATACGGCGACCAAAGGTGGATGGTTTAAGATTGTAGATATTACTTTAGCAGCGACGACTAAATTATATTGTCCGAAGTTAAGAGGAACTATTAATAATGTACTTTACGGAAAAATGTGGGTTAGAAATAATGGAGAATATTTAACGGTTGTTGAAAGAAGAAAACCAGACGCGATGGATGATTGGGTGGCGGGAAATCCAAGGAGTGATTATGTGAGACATTTAATAGATAATGGAACATATGATTCATGGGGACGAGAATTAGAAACGAGACCTATATATGATTATGATATATCTACGCACGTGACTAAACCAACTTTTACGCGAAGTGATGCAGCGACTGGCGTGCTGACTAATATGAATCCCGTTTTAGTCACAACGCCCTCAGATCCATATGGACTGGAAATGACGCAAGGAGCGAATGCTCAATTTATCATGGGTTTCAAGGGACGCTCGATTCAAGACGCTCCCGTAGTTTCTGGTGCAAGTAATGAAATCACAACATTTACATCAACAGAAGTACCAAAAATAATTAGTCCAAAATCATTATTTATTAAATTAAGTAATTTCACTCATCAAACCGCCAACGGTCAACAAGGTCAAACCTCTTCAAAATTACTCGCTCATTTACCACGATTTGATAATGCTGGTAATGAAACTGGAGGTTTATATTTTGAACCCCATGAGAGGGTTTATGTTTCACTAGGAAATGCTCAAGATTTATTTTTGAATACTTTTGATGTAGAAGTGGTTTATGATAATGAAGAAGTCGCGAAATGTATTAGTGGAAAAACGATTGTGTGCTTTCATATCCGACGAAAATTATTCTCCGAATTAAAAGATTAGTTTATTTTCATTTAAAAATTATCTATTATATATTATAAATAATAATAATGGATATTTTTAATGAGGATGAAATTAAAAGAATCTTAAATCAATATGCGAAAAAAAGAAACCGTGAAAAGATGTATTATAAACAAGTTAAAAAAGATGATGTAGAGTTTCAAAAATTAAATCGTGAAAGGGCGAAAAAACATTATGAAAATAATAAAGAAAAAAAAGCAGAAAAATATCAGAATAATAAAGAGTTTATCAAAACAAGACAATTATATTATTATTATAAAAAAAATAATAAAGTAAATCAAATGATCGATAAATACCCGGAAAAAATAGAATTATTAAAAAACAACGGATTAAATATATTGCATGAATATAATGAATAAAGAATTATACAAACCTTTTATTAGTAAAGCGAAAAATAAAAAATATGCTGTTTATGTTATGAAAGATGGAAAAAAAAAATTAATTAATTTTGGAGATAAAAGATACCAACAATTCAAGGATAAATTAGGTCACTATTCTTCTTTGAATCATTTTGATAAGAAAAGGAAAAAATTATATTATCAAAGACATGGGAAGACATCAGATAAAAATACCGCCAAATACTGGAGTAATAAAATATTATGGTGAATAATCTTAATTTTTTATAAGTTTTTTTTTATATATTATATTTAATATAAATATAATATGTCTTATGTTGATACTGAAGTTATAGAATGTACGCGTCAGTCTTCGGAACAAGCGAAGGGAGACAACACAGAGAATCCAGCGATTTTCACTAATAAATTAGGACAAACTAAAACATTAAATGTTGGAGATGTAGTATCGATTGAGAGAAGTTTTATTAATGGATTAGGAAGTGGAAACGCTAAAACAATTCAGTTTAAAGGACAACATATAAAACAAATACCTCCAACTCTTAATATCACACCAAATAAAGTGAAGACTGTGAATTATGTAACAACGACTAAAACTTATGAAAATAGAAATCCAACATCAACAACTGAACCATATAGATTGGGATTCTTTAATAAATATGAAAATCAAATCATAACTGAAACCATATCACTTCAAGATAATAAACAAGTTTTCACGATTGGATATTATATGAATGCAAATCAATATCCGAATTATATTACATTACCACGAAGATTTAACGGGATTAGACCGCCATTAGATGTGAATGTAATTATGAAAGAAAGAGATAGTTATAGCATTGGAATGTGTGAAAATAGCGTCCAATTAGATTGTTATTTGAGAGATGATTGGAAAGAATATGTGGAAGCGGATGGAAGAACCACCACAAAACAGAGGATCAAGAATGAAAGATATACTCTAATGGTGAGGGATAGAGCATATTATGATAGTAATATACCCGGGGCGACGACCTATTTACCAACGACCGCTGAAGCGAGATTACATCCATTATATTTACCATATATGAAATATGTTGAGAGAAAAGAAATAAATATTAAAAAAGGATTTAATACTCCACAAGAAGTCGCACAACAAATAACAGAATATTTAAATGAATCATCAGAACCCGTCCCTTTTAGATATAAATGTACTGATAATTCGATTCAAATCATAACAGAAACTGTTGAAAGTCAGTGCTATAAACCTTTTAATTGTGGTAATTGTTTAGAATTTGGAGCGGATACTTATGCTTTATATGTGAATCCCGCTAATACTGGCGACCGCTCACAAGAATATTTTAATTCATTTTATCATATTGGAGTTAAAAGACCGGAATTATGGTTGCATGGAAGAACGATACCACAGAACCCCGGAGGAAACGCTTATGAAGGGATGACCTTAACTCAAGATGTAGATATATCTGGAGCGGTACATAATTTTTATACTGATATGGAATATACTGAAGAAAACTTAACTTATTGGAGAGACCAATTTGAATTACAACAAAATTATCCCGAATTTTGGAATAATTTAGATGAAACAGTTTATGGAGCGCCTCAATTCACCGTCCCACCTATGCAATATAATACAGCGTTTCTACATATGAATTATTGGGGAAGTGACCCGGCACATCAGACACCAGTCGCGGGGACGACCACACAGACGACCTTTGGAGATGAAGGGATGGCGAATGTTGGTGTCCCCGCCCTTATGGTAAATAAATCAACTATGCCATTATTTATTCATTATGATAGAACTGAAAAAGATAATTATTATGAACCACCAAGTCCAGAAGGAAAATACTGTTTTGGATTCGCGCGTGGTTATTTAGACGGCGGTGTCTGGAAAGTTTATTTCACACAATATTCATCAACCAACGAACACGGCGTAACAGATGGCGGAGTACCAACTCAATTCTTTTCAGAACTTAACGCCCTTGGAAATAATTTTTCTTCAATAAGAACTGGACGAAAACTTGGATATGATTTTAACTCCACCGCTTTTGGAGGGGCGTGCATAATACCTTATGCCGGTCATACTTGGACTTCATTTCTTGAACCCGGCAATGCGAAAAGATATGATATAGCGGTTAAGAATATATTAGGCGCTGGAACAACTGAAATAGCGTCCGCTTTAACTCAATCATATATAGGGGCGTTAAATCCAAAATGTCTATATAATGAAATAACGAATCGATTTGAGTTTAGTGAGTTTCACACCCAGCAGAATGTGGGTAATGTATATGACGCGGGAGATAGTCTAGGAAGCGTCCAAACACCAACTCCCGCGCCAGTACTTCAAAATCCATCTGAAAGCGATGTCTGTTATAAAATAAATCCATATGTTAATCCATGGGGATTTAGTCCAAACTTTTTACCTTATATTAAACAATTTGACGCGGATTGGTCTGTACCATTAGCGGGCGCGAATCCAATAACAAGAATATTTAATGTCCCTAATGAAAATATAGATCCATATGCCATCTTTGACGCGCAATGTGGATTTTATTTAGATGATATGGGGGTCTATGAAAGAGAATGGAATAAGACATTATGGGGGATTATGGGATTCTCATATAATCAATTAAACGCGCCATTAACTGCTGAAAATACATTATCAACCAGAGTTGGATTTCAGAATAAAAAATTATTAAATAAACCAACAACTAACGCGTTACTTAACACAACTGATACTAAAACATGGGTTGTGAATGAATTTGGTGTCCCTCAATATACGAATCAATTGCCGTGTCCGTTATTAGTTAAGTCATATAATGTCCCGGCGCTGACTGTTAAAGGTGAATTTACTAATTATCCAGCAATAACTCAAGAATGCGCTTCATTAACTATAACCGCTGAAAATCTTTCAAAACAGATGTTAAATCCATTCTATACAATAAGAAGCGATATTATTAGTGATAATAAATATCTAGGAGGAGGCGACAGCGGAATACCCATGCCGGTTGTTGGAATTGTAGATAGATATGGCGCTGAAGGTGATTTCTATTTTGGAAATCCAAGTGATCTTAATTTCACAATAACTAAACAGACTATGTTAAGTGATATTACAACATCGATTCACGATCCAGATGGAACTTTCGCCGTGATAGATGAGAATAGTGGAGTTATATATAAAGTGCAACGCGAGAAACCCGCTCCTCCGAATGTAATTCAAGAATTGATTGAGGAAGATAAATCTAAAAAAAAATAATATATATTAAGAATATAAATGGCAACTTATAAAGATTATAACCCTTCAAGATTTAATGATTTTATGACTCCAGAATATGTGTGGGACTGGATAATTGATTATATACCAAAAGATAAACTTATTTGGGAAGCGTTTTATGGAGATGGAGAAAGTGGTAAATATTTATCAAATAAAGGATTTAATATTATTCATAATCAAGATGATTTTTTTAAAAATAATAAAGGTGATATAGTTGTTTCAAATCCACCCTTTGAAAAGAAAAAAGAAATTATTAATAGATTAGTTGAATTAGATAAACCATTTATTTTAATTGTACCTATATCAACTCTCGCGTATCAATATACAAGAATATTAAAAGATGATATTCAGATAATGATACCGCCAAAAAGAATCCGATTTAAAAGATATGATAAAGAAACTAATTCTATTTTTAAAGATTGGGAAAAACATAATAGCGCTTTTGATTGTGTATTTTTATGTTATAAAATGAAATTAGAAAAAGATATAATTTGGTTAAATAATTAATCTATTTAAGTTAGTTTTTTCAAAAATAAAATGTTTATTATATTATAAATAATGAGTATTTTATTGCATGGAGATTGTTTAGAAGAAATGAAGGGAATAGATGATGAAAGTGTTGATTTAATTTTCTGTGATTTACCATACGGGCAGACGAGTTGTAAATGGGATTGTAAAATTAATTTAGAATCATTTTGGAATGAAGTAATGAGAATTAAAAAATTAAATACACCAATTTTTATGACGACCACCACAAAATTTGGAGTTGACTTAATTACCTCAGCACCTAAAAAATGTCCGTTTCGTTATGATATTGTCTGGGCGAAATCATCTCCCGCTGGTTTTTTAAGTGCGAGAAAGATGCCTATGAGAAAGCATGAAATGATTTATGTATTTTATGAGAAGTTACCTTTTTATGATTTATCAAGTCATTCGCATAAGTTTATGAAAGATAATCGGAAGAAGATAGACACAGATAATATTTACGCCACTAAGATCCATCCAGATGGGAAATGTAGAAAATATGACCCTCCACTCCCAACTTCGATTCTTAAAGAAGAGAAATATATTAGTGATAAAGATATTGAATATAAAACTTGTTATGGTGATGTTAATATCCCTAAACATCCGGGAACTGGTGCAAGATGGGAACCGCCTTTACCAACATCCATAGTTAAAGAACCGGCATCGATACTAAATGATCCGGACTGTTATGATTTTACTAATAGAATCGAAAATGGAAAATTACAAAATATGGATAAAGAAATATATAAGGGGAGAAATGGAAAGAGCGTATATAACCCTCCACTCCCGACATCAGTTATTAAAGAACCAGAACCAGAACCAGAACCAGAACCAGAA